TTTATGATGCTACTTTGAATTTAGAAGGGTATTAAATTGCTGAAGAGTTTCGATCTCCCGCTTAAGACTAACGATTAACTCATCTTTCATTGTACATTTCTCGCAAGGCTTTGTGGTTGGCCTATACTTCTGGCCCGACTCAGATACCTGGTCGGTTTTAAAATCACTATCAGACTTCATTATTTCTCCATTTTCGGATATCAACCAGTTCATGTTGATATTATCAAATGACAATGCTATTTTGTTGATAACATCATAGCTCGGGGCGTTCCTTCCCTTCAATATGTTGTGTGTAATCGTTGAATTCACACCGATTGCCACTGAAAATGAATTGGGATTCATTCTAAGTGTGCTGATTACTAGTGCGATTCTTTCGTTTATTGTCATTTGATAAAATAATTTTGTCAAAAGATGAAAATATATTGTCATTTGTGATTGCAGTATTGTCAAATGATTATATATTTGTATTCAATATTGCATACAAAATTACGAGAAAAGAAAATGAAAAACCTAATAAAAGACGAAGAGATTGAAAAAATAAAAAAACAGCTGCCCAGCGCAGGTGCTTATAAGATCATTTCGGACATGCTGAATGGCATATACAGCAAGCATACTGTAAAGGCAATGATCAATCAACAGCGTACCATGAAGCCTGCCGTTTTAGAAGCCGCCAAAAAGCTAATTGAAATTATTAACCCTACAAATACAGACCAAAATGAGAGCAACCAGTAATTTTTTCGCAATTCTATTTGCTGTTATAGCAATACTGGCTTTTATAGGTGCATTGCAAGGTGCTACATGGCATTATGGAACTACAGTTATGTGCGCTGTACTGGCATTATTATTCTGGGAGGAAGACAGAACGCCTCGTTCTCCTGGTCTTTCAGGAAATTAAAGATAAGCCGAGTAAATGATCCCGGATAAAGCCAGAATAGCACTGGCTCCGGGATTTTAAATCAACCTTTCAATTATTTAGCAATGATCCCATACGAATACCATAACGACCAATTAGGAGTTCAGGCACGAGTGCTGATCGAAGGCAGAGATGCCGATGATAATAGCCTTAGGCTTATAGGAGTTCGTGGATTGCAGCACAGGATTGAAAACAACTACATTAAACGCCTCCGCGCCCAGGGACCAAACACACCAAGTCTTATTAAATGGGACACTTTACCCCGCGACTGGCAGAAACTACTGGTTGAAACCTTTGGAGAGCCACAACGCCAGATTAAACAGTCACTTTTTGAAAAACATTACTCACGCGACTCACGCGCCATTGAATTTTACACGAACTACCAATTGACTGATGGCAAGTTGCTGCCTGACGATGTGATTGACGAATATACCCTAAACGCTTCGGTTTTAAATACCGTTGAAACGCTTTATAAAAAGCGTTACGAGCTTCGAAAGAGCTTGCGAGGTGGTGTGGCTGATGTTTGGACTACCGTCACTAACGAATGCAACCGTTTCCGCGATATTCAATCGCACACCTTACCGGCTAACGCTGCGAGCCTTCGCCGCAAGCTGAAAGACTACAAAAAAGAAGGTTACTCCGCACTGATTCATGGTAATTTCTGTAATAAATCGGCTTTAAAGGTTGATGATTCAGTCATTAATTTATTGAATAGCATGTTTGCATACCAACCAGATAAGCCAACAGCAACCGAAATTTCGCGCCAATACGAGGGGTTTTTGAGTGGATATGTTGATGTAGTCAGCAGCGAAACCGGCGAAATTTATAACAAAAAAGAATTTCCAAAGCTGTCACAGGCTACCATAACCAACTACCTGGCAAAATGGACCAACAAAGTAGGAACACATACTCTACGGAGCGGAGATCGCCAAATGTGGATGTCGAAATTTAAGCCATACCACAGCATGAAACGCCCTGAATTTGCCGGTTCAATTATCTCAGTTGATGATAGACAACCTCCTTTCTGGTACGAAAAAGGCAAACGCGTTTGGATGTATGGCGGGATTGATCTCGGAAGCGTAATGATAACCTGTTGGGTATTTGGAAGAACCAAGGAAGAAATGATTTTAGAGTTTTATCGTCAGATGGTTCGAAATTATACGGAATGGGGTTTTGATCTACCTTTTGAACTCGAAGGCGAAATGAGCGGGAATAGTGCTCACCTTAAATCGTTCCTTGCTAAAGGTCGTATGTTTCAAGAAACACATATTGAGGCCAACGTAGCCCGCGCCAAACGAATTGAGCCTTATTGGAAACCATTAAGATACGGAACTGAAAAGAAACGTGAAGGATGGATCGCCAGGCCGAATGCTTTATCTGAACCAAATCAGGCGGGTCCACAAAAACACATTATTTTACCATACGACCAAATTGTTGAAGAGTGTACTATTGATATTAGAAACTGGAACAACTCGGAGCATCCGGTTATTAAAGGCAAAACACGCTGGCAAGTTTTCAGAGACACCCAACATCCTAAAATTACACCAACAAACTGGCGTGCTTTTCTTCCTTTCCTTGGATATAAAACACAGACATCCTGCAATACTGGAATTATAAAGCTGAATAATAATGAATTCCTAATCGGTGAAAATGGAACGATTGCCTTTAGTGACAGATTGATTTTTCTTCTCGCGCAGGTTGAAGGAAAAGAACTAGACATCTATTGGCTTGATGATAATTACGGAAAAGTATTGAAAGCCCTGGTTTACCTGCGCGGAACTGACCGCTGCATTTGCGAGGCCGTTGCAAAACCTGTCTATCACCGTGCTAAACTGGAACAGACTGCGGCTGATCTTGAGGATAAAGAATTAATGTGCATGTATGTGTCTTCGGTTACGGGATATATCAACAACAGGAGGAAATCAATTGAACGCGTGACCGTAATCGACAATATTCCACAAACGCTTAACGATGATTTTCAAATACCTGGATTACGCAAGCCGGTAAGCGAACGGATTGGACCAGTTGAAACCATGCCATCAGTCGAAGACTACGAAAACGAAGACGATATCAATTTCATTTCAACGCCTTTTAATAAAGGTTTATACGACACATTTTAAACAAACAAACTATGAGTGCTATTACACTTACCACTGAATTTAAAATTAAGATTATCAACGAAGCCATTGAGCGCCGGAAACTTTACGACGGCACTGAGGGTTCGTTTGCCAAATCGCTTGGTGTTTCGGCTTCTATCTGGTCGAGAATGCAAAAGGGCGAACACATGGGATTGCTGAGAACTACGCAATGGATCATGATGGCTCAACTTTTGGGAATTACCATCGAAGACCGAAAATGGAATGTTGCACGTACCGATGTATTTGTAACGATTGAAAAAGGAGTTCTATTTTGCAAAGAACATGCAAAAGCAATGATTTTTGTTGACGATTGCGGCATAGGTAAGACTTTCACGGCTAAATACCTGAGCCGAACCATTAAAAACACGTTTTACGTAGACGCTTCTCAGGCGAAAACCCGTCAGGCGTTTATCCGCTTGCTTGCAAAGACTGTTGGCGGCGAAAGCAAAGGACAATACTTTGCCGTTAAGGAAACACTTAAATTTTATCTGAAGAGCATCAATCAGCCGGTAGTAATTATTGACGAAGCTGGTGACCTGGAATATGAAGCTTTTCTGGAACTGAAGGAACTTTGGAACGCCACTGAAAACTATTGCGGATGGTATATGATGGGTGCCGACGGCCTACGCGCCAAAATTGAACGCGGAATTGCCAACAAGAAAGTTGGATATGCTGAAATATTCTCGCGTTACTCTGAAAAATTCTCATGCGTAGTTCCCCGCGAACGTCAGGATCGGAATGCCTGGTATAAACAATTGATTTCGGACGTTTTGAGCGCAAACAATTGCAATCCTGACCAAATCAACGGAATCGCAAAAAGATGTCTGGCAAACGACTCAGGCGGCCACATTGGCGGACTACGTCGGGCTGAAAGCTTGCTTATTTTAAGTAAGGAGGCTGAAGCATGAAGGCAACCAGGATAATTGGACGCTGTATTGGATTACCGTTTTTTGTTTTGATCGCTCTATACGGATCGCTGGTACTTTTCCTTAGATACATCAAAAATTACATTTTATACGGCGGAGAATCGGTTGTTTACACCAACAAGAATCAACCGGTAACAATTAACGAGGTTTACGACAAGCTAGTTGAAAATCAGAAGTTATATCAACAGCATCTAGATGAAGAAAACAACGATAGTCGACCGAATATCACATTTGAAGAGTTCAAAAAAATAACCAATCAACTATGAAACGAATCATCCAAAAAACCAAAGAACTAATCGCAGATATTGAAAAGGAAGTTGAGACCCGCAAAAAGTTTTATCACTCGCACGGTGATCGCTGGCAGGATTCGCAAAAAGGAGCTGAATATCTCAAAGAAACCGAACGGCTCAGCGAAATGCTCAACCAACTGAATGACTCTATTTGCGAACTGACTGAAAACAACTAGCGCATGACGCGATCTCTCACAGCTCGTAACCTTTTCGAAAAACGCATCGGCAAAACAGTAAGCTTCGACAGCGACCTGCTAACCAAAGCGATTGGAAAAGCAGAAATGAAAGGATGCTGGCTGATATACGGACCCGAAAAAAACGGAAAGACCTGGTTTACGCTGCAATTGGTAAAGGCACTGGCTCACTTCGAAAAGGTTGCCTACATCAGCGCAGAGGAAGGCACAGACCTCAGTTTTATTAGAGCTTGCGAAAGGGCGGGAATTTCGGCAGCCGACAAAATACTTTTCGACGAGTACCTGTCGGTAGAGGAAATAAAAGAAAAGTTCTCGAAGCCTAAAACGCCCAACATTCTGGTAATCGATAATCTCACGATTTACCGCGACGAATTTAAGTCGGTTGGTATTCGCGATTTAATCAACTCGTTCCCTACAAAGCTGATCATTTTCGTTGCTCACGAAGACCGAAAAGAACCTTATCCAGCCTGTGCCAAAATGGCCTCGAAAATGGCGAAGGTCATTATCAATGTCAAAGGTTTGAGGGCTTTCATTGTCAGCCGGTTTTCTGAAGGCGGTTCGATAGAGATCAACGACGAAATGAGCGAAATGTACTGGGGAAATTAAGAACAACATTAAAACACCAAATATGAAAACAACAACCGATTTACAACACGCGCTATTGATAAAGAGGTATCATACGTTGGCCTCAAAGCTTGGACTCGACAAAGCGGATAAAGCTGCAATATTAGAAAGCTTTGGCGTTGAAAGTTCGCTCGACCTGTCGGTTCAGGAATTGTTGGAGCTGTGCAACGTTCTGGAGCGTGATAACAACCCGAAAGCTCCAGTACTCGACAAACTACGCAAACAGGTAATGGGCTCAATCGGCGGATGGTTGAAAACAATCAGTCAGGATAGCGACGCATCGAAAATAAAAGCAATTGCCTGTAAAGCAACCGGGCACCGACGTTTTAACGATATCCCTGCTGAACGTCTTCGCAATATCTACCATACTTTTTTGAACAAACAAAAGGACTTTAAGGCTGTGAAACAAATCACTGCTGAAGAGCTCGAATATTTATCATTCATGAATTAATCATTAATCAATAATAATTTAAAAATGGAAACTGCAACTCAAGCAAAATCACAAACGATCGATTTATCACAAGTTTCGGCTGCCGAACTTGAAGCCCTGTTAAAACAAAAGCAAGAGCAGGAACATTCTGCAAAAATGAACAAACGCGCTGCTTACGAAGGTATCCGCGCCGACATCGTTCTCCGGATTGAGCAAAAGGTACGTCAGGTAACTTCTGAAGTAATGGGCTTATTTGCCTATGTGAGTGAAGAAACTGAAGCCTTTAAGGCTGTTATGGCCGAATACGGCGAGCTTCGTTTCGATAACCAGTTGAGCTATACCCTGAAGGAAAAAAACTTTAAGGTTGAAGTAAAAACCAATAAGGTGAAAAAGTTCGACGAACGGGCTGACGTAGCGGCTGCCCGCCTGATTGAATTCCTTCAGGCTTGGATTGCCGAAAAACCAAAGGGAACCGACGACCCGATGTACCAGCTGGCCATGACGATGCTCGAACGTAATAAATATGGCGATTTGGATTATAAACAGGTTTCGAACCTGTACGATCTGGAAGAAAAGTTCAATAATCCGGAATATTCGTCGATCATGAATCTTTTCAAAGAATCGCATTTGGTTGAAACGACTGCCACTAACTTTTATTTCTGGCAAAAGAATCATATGGGCGTATGGACCAAGCTGGAACCAAGTTTTAACAGACTTTAAGATAAACCCACCAATAGGAAGGCCGGTGTATGCCGGATAAAAGCCTGATTATTCAGGATCGCGAAGTAACAATACACGCCCCCTGTGAGGAGCTTCGCTAAATGGTTTTCGGGGGGCAAATCGCCGGATTAGATTAGTGGCAGATCGGCAGGCAGCCGGGGTGTTTTCCCGGAGTGGTTTGCAAACGGGAGTTCGATTCTCCTATTCGGCTCAATGGCATAAGCCAGAAACAAACAAACAAATCTATTATGCAAAAGTGGTTTAAATGTGTCGCTCAGTATGTTAAAATTGACGATGACGGACGTGAGCGCAAGGTGTCAGAAGCTTATTTGGTCGATGCGGTAAGTTATACCGATGCCGAGGCTCGTATTATTGCCCAATTAGCTACAATGGTCCGGGGTGAGTTTACAGTGAAACAAATTACCCAAACCAACATTATCGAGATTTTCCCGAATCCAAATGGAGACTGGTTCTTTACCGGAAAGATTTCGATTGTTACCATCGACGAAAAAGCCGGAAAAGAAAAGAAGATCAACGAATCGTTCCTGATTGCCGCCAACGATTTGAAAGGAGCTCTAAAAGTTCTTGAAGACGGTTTAAGCTATATCCTGGTACCGTTCCAAATCACCGCTCTATCTGTTAGCAACATCGTTGATGTATTCCCATACTTCGAAGACGATGTGAATAAGAAAATTCCGAGCAACCTTAAACCAATCACTAAGGCGGAACAATAACAATAATTTTAAACCAACAGAGCCCCGCAGTCGGACGAGGATTGCGAGGCTCTTAAACAACTTTTCAACTCATATTAAAAAGCATTGCAAAGATGGAAAATAAATCACAAACCGAGCAAATCAGGAAACACCTGGAAGCCGGAAAAAACATTACAGCCCTTGAAGCATTTTATCAATTCAATTGCCTGCGCCTTGCTGCACGTATCAAGGAACTTAAAAAGGCTGGTTTAGCCATCTGCTCGCAGACTATTGAACACGAAGGAAAACACTTTTCTCAGTACTCACGGGCAAAGATTTTAGTCGTTTGTCTTATTCTTTGCTCATCGTGTACTACGCTTAAGCCTGGCTGCGCGCATCAACGTCACAACGTACGCATGGCTCAGCTAGAACAACAGTATGAGCATAGCCGCCCTGATATTGAAGACTGGACTCGTCGATATCGCAACCAATACCAGCGGCCACATCGAATGATGAAGCTGCCATTTATTAATGCTTACATCTATTGAAACGGATATCGTTTACTAAAACCACCCAATGCCGAACGAAGTTAAAAAACCTGAGTACCGGGTTAAAAAGATAACATTTGAAACGCGCCTATGCCCAACCTGTTTAGGTAAACGAACCCGCGAAATTAATTTGGGCAACAATCAACGCAAAACGGTAAACTGTTCAACTTGCCTCGGGAGTGGGATTTACAAAGATGAACGTGAAACCGATGTTTCCCTGATAGAAGCACTTACTGAACTTGGAATAAGGTTTATCCTTCCGGATTCAATGAATCCAAAAAACAACACGCAAAGCTAATTGCTATGAAAAAAGAATACAAAGGAGAAACCTATGAACTTGTTGATCAGAATAGCAAGGTGGCTCGCTGCTGCGATGGGTGTGATGTGAGTAGTTTAAACATTTGCAGCCTTTTCCGCGAGTGTATTGATAACCTGAACCAGGTGTGGAAAATTGTAAAAGAAACGCCTGTTCAAAATTTAAAATAACAACTAAAAAAAACAGAATATGAGTGCAGCAGCTTTACGATTAGTAAAAGATATTTCAGGAAAACGCGACTACATTAATCGACTTATCCTATCAGAACCCAAAACGGGAGTGCTTTTCACAGACTTTATCGGTCAGACCGTTATCCGGAAAGCAAAGAGAATGGGAGCCAGCTACCAAAAGGGATATAAAACACTTATACATCATTTAAATGAATTCTCTGAAGAATACGAGGCCGATATTTTTACGAATTCGGTAAACGAAGATTTTATGGACGATTTTGTTAGCTATCTGGAAGGAAAAGAGCTTAGACAAACGTATATCATGACTCTTGTTTCTTTGGTTAAATCAATGGCATCAAAAGCGGCTAAATATGGATATGCTATTGATCCAAGTTACGATGATGTTGAAGTTGAAAATGAAATTCCATTTAATGTATATCTGAGTCTGAATGAAATCACCCGAATTTATTTTTTCAAAGGATTAACTAAAAAACAGGAAGAGATAAAAGACCTGTTTGTTGTTGGTTGCCTTACAGCCTTACGTTATTCGGATTATTCAACCTTAACGAAAGACAATTTCTGTAAAGACCGGATTATCAAAACCACTCAAAAAACGGGTGCGAAAGTGAATATCCCAATTCACGATTACGTGAAAGAAATCTATGCGAAGTATGATGGTGAAGTATCGAAGGGTTTATCTATTCAGCACTTTAATCGATACATCAAGATGGTATGCCGAAAGGTTGGTATTAACGATCTGGTCACATTTGAATATACAAAAGGAGGCAAGTCGGTCACCGAAACAAAAGAAAAGTGGGAAATGATTTCGAGCCATACAGCCAGAAGGTCGGCAGCAACGAACATGTATCAAACCGGCAGAATGAAAACTTATGAGATCATGAGCCTTACTGGTCATACAACTGAAAAAAGTTTCTTTCGATACATAAAAACATCAACGGAGGATAAAGCAAAGCAAATTGCCGGTGATAATTTTTTCAGAAAATAGACCACCCCTGAACCAATTTGAAACAAAATATTATGGAAACCTATTTAATAGAATCTCAAATTAAGAGCTTAAAAAACGAAAGACAATATTTGGTCGAGCGAAAGAATAAGTTATTAGTCAGATTATTACGGTCTGGCATAAAACAATTTGACGATGAAATATGCCAATACAACTTAATGATTGAATCATTAGAGAGTATTCTTAAAAATTAAAAATGGTTCGACTTGAGGAACTTTAACACTAAAAAAACTTACAACAATGAAAATAGACTATTTAACACTCAAAATCGACGTTAAAACGATTAAGTCAGATGCGGACTCTACTAGGTGTCCCAGATGTAGTTTTAAATTATGCCATCCAGAAACTTGCGGTTGTCCGTGTCATGGTTAAAAACAGTTCACATAGAAGGAGAATTATGCGGTGAGGATTCAACGCTAATTTTTACTAACGACTTTTAAAGTGGTTAGACTTTTGGAAGTTAAAAACCAAACCATTCTGGTCGTCTCATTAATAAGACGACCAGAATTAAAATCAACATAAATGAAAAAATCAGAATCAATTTTCAAGCCTATACTTTTCTCAACCCCGATGGTTCAGGCTATTTTGAGAGGCGAAAAAAACCAAACACGAAGATTAATCAAATACAAAAAACAAATTGAATCTCCGGAAATTGGATGGACTGCGTTTACACCGTACGGTCATTTTTCTGTTCGTGGAATACATGAAAGTGGAAGCTATGGAGAAAGTTTTTTTAAACAGCCATATCATAAAGGTGATATTCTGTGGGTACGTGAAACATACCGAAAAGCAAATGGAATGCCAACAGGTTACCGATACGATTGGAGAGCAACCGCCGAAGAAGATGGCGCACCTATTGACGAGCCATGGAAGCCTTCTATTTTTATGCCGAAAGATGCTTGTAGAATATTTCTTGAAGTGACTAATGTAAGGGTTGAAAGGCTTAATAAAATTAGCGAATCCGATGCAATTTCAGAAGGAATTGAAAAGGTTCGTCAACATGGAAAATCATTTTACAAACTCTATTACGGAAATAAGAAGTTTGATTATGATGAAAGTCCTATCGTTTCGTATTGGTCGCTTTGGGATAAAATAAACGGAGAAGGAAGCTATCTTAAAAATCCAATTGTTTGGGTTTACACTTTCAAGCAAGTGGATAAACCTGATGGGTTCATTGTATAGCCTACTAATTCACATAATTGGAGTATATGAAATATTAAAAACCAATAATTTAAAATGTATCATCCAACTGCAAAATCATATTTCTCTGGTGCAGGTCTTATGGACTTAGGCTTATCGATGGCCGGAGTTGATGTAATTCAATCTCTCGAAATTGATCAGACTTGCATCAAAACACTTTCGGCAAACTTTAATCATTCGGTCATTCATACCGATATCAAGAATATTACGGTAAAAGAACAAATCAAATCAGACATTGTAGTTGGAACTTATCCGTGTACCAAATATTCGGCAATTGCTGATATTCACGGAACCAGAACCGGCGACGATTTGTATTTGCATTTCTTCAGGCATTTGGCCATAGAACAGCCCGAAATGTATATTATTGAGAATGTTCCCGGAATGCGAAAGTTTCCAGTTGTGATGGAAGCAATGACTCAACTACCCGGATACTATCTTAATGTTTTTTGTCCGATCGACGCATTGACCTGGTTGCCGCAAAAACGCGAACGACTGATATTAATTGGAACTAAAAAACGAATTGTTCTCGACCAGCCAATAAATCAGAAGCGTGTTACACTGAAAGATATTATTGAGTCGGCACCGTATGTAAATGTTCCTGAATATGTAAAAAAAAGGCTTAGCGGCGGATATCGCGATTTGCCAATTATTTGCGATCCGGAAAATTCAAATAGTTATGCACCCACCTGCATGGCTCACTATTCTAAAGATCGAGGAACCCGCATGGTAAAAGACAAAACACATCCGCTCGGAGTGCGACCCTTTACAACTAAAGAATATGCCCGACTACAAGGCGTACCCGATTCATTTAAAATTGAAGGTTCTGACAGTGAAATTTACAAACAGGTTGGAAACGGCGTTGCCGTTCCGCTCGCTGAATGGATCGGTAAACAAGCAATTAAATACTTTAATTAAAACATATGTCAGAAATACTAGCAATCGACTTTGACGGCACCCTTGTTGCTGATCGTTTTCCTGAAATTGGCGAACCCTTGTTTTTAGCAATGGAAGCCGTTAGGAAGTTTAAGGAAAACGGATATAAACTAATTCTCTGGACATGCCGCGAAGATTCACCTGAGCGGAAATACCTCACTGAAGCTGTTGAGTTTTGTCGTAGCCATGGCATTGAGTTCGATGCCGTAAACGAAAACACACCCGACAGCCCTTATAACCATTTAGGCAAAGGCCGAAAGGTTTACGCCGATTTTTACATTGATGATAAATCGTTGCAGCCAGACTGGTCTGCATATTATAAATAAACAACATGAAAAAATTAGCAAAATTATTCAGATTTGTAGAGACGCGAAGCATCGCGTCTCTACGTACCAATCACGAATGTTGGCACCAGTGTTTAAAATGTGGTAAATGGTTCGATTTGCGAATGAACCCCGATGGCTGCTGCCCCGATTGTGGAACCAACGTAAATGCGATGCCATGAAAAATAATATTTCAGTAATGGCCTTGCCTGGTTTGAAAACGCCAGAAGAGATTGCCGCCGAAATTTGGGGTATTCCGGTTGAACGCCTTACCGAAAAAACCAGAAAACGCGAAGTAGTTGAAGCTAGGCAGGTGCTAATGAATTACCGAAACGTTAAACTAAAGCTATCTCAGGCCGTTTCTGGCGCACCGTACGGGAAAGATCATTGTACGGTTATACATGCCAACAAAACTATAACTGCTTTGCTTAGTTCGAACAAAGAATTTATTGAAAAGCATAGCCGGTTTATTAAGGCAGTAACGTTCTAATTTTATATATTTGACAATAATATAAAACCCAATCAGTCATGGAAAAGAAAATCACAGTTAATTTTAATGGAAGTATGGTAAAAACAACAAAAGTTTTGTCGTTTATATTTGTTGTTGTTGCTTTGATCGGTTCTATTTTAACCTTTCTTATCACTATGAATCTTGTTTTTACAATCATTGTTTTTGCAAGTTCGTTTTTAATGTTTTTTGTGCTTTTATGCTTGTCAACATTACTGGAACAGCTTTATTTAATTCGAAAATTGATAGAAATAAAGGTTGAGTCTGAAGGTTTTGAAATTACACTAGATTAATCATACAGTTAAAGTTATGAACAAATTTAAAACCGCTTCGAAAACTCGTGGCGGTTTTTTTAATTTTGTTAAAAATCAAATGAATGCGCGGAGAACAGGCACTTTATTTACCCTACTTTTGTGACGAATCCGACAACCAACCAGCCGGGCGTGGCCGTTCCGACACTCTTATTCTCCGACGCGACCGAAAGCTCATTCTCCGCTATTATTATCACACTTTTTTCAAGCGATTAAAATACGACGATACCATACGTCAGCTAATTTCCGAATTCGATTTGGCCGAACGAACAATTACCGACCGCTTACAAATGAACAACGACCAGATTAACGAGATTATGAAGTCGAGGCCAATGGTACACGAACTGCGAAAAGAGGTCCCATATTTTGCGTGGTGATGTGTTTGGAAGAATATACGAAAAAAGCGGTCAAGTTGATCGCTTTTTTTATTACCGGCACGAAAATAATTTACAACACGATTGTTGAAAACAAAAAACCTGCTTTGATTTTGAAACCTACAAACTAATCTGTTATTTCGTATCGACTGTCACTAAATATATAAATGCTTACCGCCCCTGGCTACAACATTGGCCAGTGGAGGGCCGCGCCCGTAAGGACGGCGACTTGGTAAGCATTGCTTATTTAGTGTCAGTCACCTCCACTGGTTTTTTTATAATGCAATCTAAACCTAATTACTTATGACACCACCAATTGAAAAAAAAACTTCGATCGAAGAGCTTTTGTCGGAAGATTCACCCGAAGGCTATTGTGGAACGCTGAGTACGATGTATGAGGCGTGGATCGGTTCTGAACACAGTAGCGGAACATCAGCAGACCAAAGATCGTTGG